GCCAAGAATAATATTCTAGGATACATTGCGGGCACAAAAAAGAAGGCAGACATCAATGATGAGAAGTTTGTTGGGATTACCGAAAAAGAAGATACTCTCGCCTATATTCAGGCGTGTATCGACTCACCTTACGACTTTATCGGAATCGACTCAGAGACAACAGGACTTTATCCTCGCAATGGTCACATACTTGGTATATCTCTCTGCCACTCTCCTGATTGCGGCGCTTATATTAACGCTGACGTTATTGACGACGAAGTAGAAGAGAAGATGCAGGAAATGTTCGACAAGAAGCGAATGGTATTCCATAACGCCAAGTTCGACATTCCGATGTTTGAGTATCATTTCAATGTGAAGCTGAAAGCCTTTGAAGATACAATGCTCATGCACTACATGATTGACGAGAATCCAGGCACTCACGGACTGAAGATGCTCGCCATGAAGTATACCGACTATGGTGATTATGAAAAGCCAATGTATCAGTGGATGGAAGAGTATCGAAAGACTCACGGTGTATTGAAAGATGATTTCAAGTGGGAGTGGATTCCCTTTGAAGTGATGAAAACTTATGCCGCTATCGATGCCTGTGCTACATTTATGCTGTTTGAGAAGTTCGAGAAAGCTCTAAAGAAGGGAAATCCCAATCTGATGAGAGTGTATAAGAACATTCTTCTTCCAGCTTGTAGATTTTTAATGGACGTTCAAGACGCTGGAGTACCCTTCAGCAGAGATCGACTGCTTGCCGGTCAAGATCTGATGCTCGAAGAAATTACAAAAGCAGTAGAGAATCTTCAGGCTCACGAGGCTGTAGTAGCCTTTCAACAAGCCGAAGGTAAGGAGTTTAATCCTAACAGTGTCATTCAGCTTCGAAAGTTGCTGTTTGATTATGCAAAACTTGAACCTACTGGTATCAAGACTGAGAAGGGTGAACACTCAACAAACTCGGAAGTATTAGAAAAATTATCGCTACAGCACGAGATTCCTCGTTTGATTCTCGACGTTCGCAAAAAGACTAAAATCAAGAATACATATCTTGATAAAATTATTCCTCAGCTCGATAGGGACGGTCACTTACGGACCAACTTTAATCTGCACGGAACAACTTCAGGACGCCTCTCATCGAGTGGAAAACTGAATATGCAGCAGATTCCTCGTGACGACCCAATTGTCAAAGGTTGCATTCATGCTTCCGAAGGGCACAAGATTGTTGCGATGGACTTGACGACTGCCGAAGTGTATGTCGCCGCTGTTCTTGCAGATGATATCGAGTTGCAGGATGTATTCCGTTCCGGCGGAAACTTTCACTCTACAATTGCACATAAAGTATTTCGACTAGACTGTCCAATTGAAGAGGTTGCAGAGAAGTATTCCACCTATCGTCAGGCTGCAAAAGCTGTAACCTTCGGTATTATGTATGGCGCAGGACCGCATAAGATTGCTGAACAGGTTACGAAAGACGGTGGAAGAATGTCTGTAGATGAAGCGCGTCAAGTAATTAAAGAATACTTTGGTGCCTTCTGGAAACTCGAAGAGTGGATTGAATCTCAGAAAGAATTGATTCGGAAAAACGGAAGTATATATTCTCATTTCGGTCGCAAGCGTCGTCTTCCAGACGTTCTCTCTGACAACAAGGGAGTTCAAGGACACGCCATTCGATCTGGACTCAACTTTCTAGTTCAATCCGCTGCTTCAGATATCAACCTAATTGGAGCTATAGAGGCACATGCACGTATCAAGGCGAAAGGTATGAAGAGTAAAATCTTCGCTCTCGTTCATGACTCTGTGCTGGCTGAAGTTCCTCTTGACGAAGTTGAAGAATATTCAGCAATTCTAAAAGAGGAGATTCAACGAGACCGTGGCATCTATATTTCAGGCGCTCCCGTTGGTTGTGACTTTGAAATCGGAGACGATTACTCAATGGGTAAGTTTGAGTCGAAGTATGGTAGCATCCTTAACGTATAAACAAGTACTCAAGTATGTTCGATTTCCGGTGTATGCCCTGCCGAGTGAGGACTTTTATGTCCGTGACGGTCTATTGCTTCTCAATGAGTTAGTAGTAGACGATCGAAACCAGGCAGGGGATACTCTCGGAGTACGAAGACTACAAACACCACACAAACTAAAAAAGCTGAACAAGGCATATGAAGAGTATTTTGACATTCTCAAAGAAAATCCTCCAGTAATGGTCGATAGCAATGGAAAGATATTTTCATATGAAAAAACAGAGTGGCACACTGTAAAAAGTGTAAGAATAAAAAGAAGAGAAGCAAGGGATACACACACCAGACTGTGGTGTTCTGATGTAAACTTTCCTTTTATAATTAACCAGCCACACTATAGTAAAGAATGGGCTTCTGTTCTCTATCTTAACAAAAAGCCCTGGTTATTGTACGATCTTTCGGAAGAAAGACAGGAAGATAGTCGAAGGAAGATTTAATGCCGAAAAAAAGAAGAGACGCATTATCTGCACTCAATTTCTACCTTAAAGAGATTGAGCCTCTTACAAAAAGCCAATTGGCTGTATTTGAATCAAATAAACATTTAATGTTGCATGGATGTGCAGGAACAGGAAAAACATTTATCTCTCTGTATCTTGCACTGGACGACCTTCAAAAAGAAGAGCATGACCGAATCGTTTTAGTGCGTAGTGCTGTTCCTACCAGAGAAATGGGCTTTTTGCCCGGAACAGAGGATGAGAAGTCAAAAGTCTATGAAAATCCTTATGTAAATATAATGCAGGAGCTATTTAGTCGTGGAGATAATCCCTACGGACAGCTCAAACAGAAGGGAATTATTAGCTTTTTAACTACATCTTATATACGCGGAACAACATTTAACGATTCAGTTATTATTGTAGATGAGTGTCAAAACATGACTTTTCACGAGCTAGACAGTATTATTACTCGTGTAGGAAGAAACTGTAGAATTATTTTCTGCGGAGACTTCTTCCAGGCAGACCTAAGAAATAATGGATTAAACGACTTTATGAAAATCATCAAAGCGATGGCGGAGTTTGATTTTATAGAGTTCGGAATTAATGATATTGTACGTAGCGACTTCGTAAAGAGTTATCTTGTACAAAAGTATAAGGACTGTATATGATAGAAAATTTAGAGGGTGAAGAGTGGAAGACCCTTGTATATAAAGGAATAATCTTTACAAGGTATAAAGTATCAAACTATGCTAGATTAGTAGGCCCTAAGGGTACTTTAATGGGGACTATGAGAGCTAAACATGGAGGTAAAAGGGCGGAAGCATTAAAATTTACTGTTTCCCCTTCAGCAGAAGAAAAGCTAAAATATCCAAAATTAGCTTTATTAAAATCTTCTTTAAAAATACCTGCGCATAAAGCTGTAATTGAAACTTTTAAACCAATAAAAGATAACTTGCCAAGCCCTTGGAGTGAGATAAAAGAGCATTTAACAGAAGAATGTTTTAAAGTGTTGCAAAGACTGTATACTGTAGACCATATTGACGATGACCCTACAAACAATCATTTAGATAACTTACAGTATGTGACTGCTGAACAAAATAATCACAGAAATAAACCTAATTACATGGCTGGTTTTAAATATTAATGAAAGCAGTAATATCCAACAGAATCTATATGGATATCGAGCCGTCCATCTTTAACGAGCTGGACAAGGCTCTCACATATAAAATAGAAAGTTATAGGCGAGATGCGGCTCCGATTATTATTAAAAATCTGAGAAAAATTCGATCCAACCTTGTTTCTATTCCTGTTGGAAGAACTGACCTCATACCTGAAGGGTATGAAGTGAAGGATAAGAGAGTCGAAGTTCCTGTAGAGCTTCCAGAGTTTAAGTATGAGCTAAGAGAAAGTCAGCAAGAGGTCTATGACCAGTTGAATGATAATGCTGTTATCAATGCTTTCGTATCTTGGGGAAAGACTTTTACAGCTCTTGCAATTGCAAAGAAGCTTGAACAGAAAACTCTAATTATTACTCACACTGTAGCATTGAGAACACAGTGGGAGAAAGAAATAAAGAAAGTATTTGGCATTGAAGCAGGTGTAATCGGCTCTGGAAGGTATGAAGTCGACGCTCCAATTGTAGTCGGAAACATACAAACACTCTACAAAATAAAGGAAAAGATTGTAAAAACATTCGGTACTTTAATTGTAGATGAGTGTCATCATATTCCAGCCAATACTTTCAATCGTCTTGTAGATTCGAGTTATGCTCGCTACAAGATTGGGTTATCTGGTACGGTAGAGAGAAAGGATGGGCGACACGTAATGTTGCCAGACTATTTTGGTCACACACGCTTTACTCCGCCCAAGGAAAACTATATGGAGCCTTCTATAGACGTAATTCAAACTAAGATTCGTTTTATGGACGGTGCGAAGATTCCTTGGGCAAACCGTATCAATGACCTTGTATCTCAGGAAGAGTATGGCAAGCTCATATGTTTTCTTGCCGCTGCTTATCGAAAGCAGGGACACAAAGTATTACTTCTCTCAGATCGAGTGTATTTTCTAAAGAGAATAAAAGAAACTCTTGGAGAATACTGTGAGCTGATTACAGGCGAAGTATCTCTTGAGGAAAGAGAGACGAAGATAAAGAAAGTGCAAGAAGGAAAAGTAGATATACTACTAGGAACACAGAGTATTTTTTCAGAAGGTATCAGTGTAAATCCTTTGAGTTGCCTTATTCTCGCGACTCCGGTGAACAATACCCCCCTTCTTACACAGTTGATTGGTCGAGTAATTCGTGAACATCCAGGAAAGAAAGACCCTGTAGTTGTAGATATAAATCTAAAAGGCAAAACTGCTGAAAAGCAGGCAAAGTTACGCTTAGGACACTATCTACAACAGAAGTATAATGTATTCTTTAAAGACATGTGAGAAAAATAATTCTTGACAAAGGAAGATGTTTCCTGTATAATATACTCCTTGACTTCGAGAATTATAGTGATTTTTTATAACTGGGCGAGAATGTATCGAAAGTTGGAGGGTTCTTCTTCTGACATCGTAAGTCTAATCGCATATCTAACATTTCCACAGCTACCGAGAAATCGGTGGGACAGCATCAATCGCTGGACTCAGGTTGACTGGACTGGCGATAGCTTCCTTCTGCACCCAGAAAAAATCATAATCAACCGAAGCAAGTTCGGAGATACTGAACTAGCACAGTATGTGGCACTGGCTAGTTTTCGCAGCTATGCTGAGTATGAAGCCACAAAAAAGACTAGTCTTAATCTGGCGCTTTCGCCTGTTAGGACAGAACTTATTGACAACCACAGGCTACTTACCCGAGTGGACGATGAAATATTCTTCTGCTGGGAAGAAGTCACGCATTAAAAAAGGAAAAAACTATGGGTATTAAATTTACTTCTTCTGCTGGCGGCGCTAAAAAGTCGTCTCTTGAGCAATACACTTATAAAAACGGTGACAACTGTGTTCGTCTTTTCGGCGACTTGTTGCCTCGTTATATATACTGGGTAAAGGGTGAAAACGACAAAAACATTCCGATGGAATGCTTGTCTTTTGACCGAGAGAAAGAGGCTTTTCTAAATGTTGAAAAAGACTGGGTTAGGGAGTATTATCCTGACCTCAAGTGCGGCTGGTCGTACTCTGTACAGTGCATCGACCCTACCGACGGAAAAGCAAAAGTATTCAATCTCAAGAAGAAGTTGATGGACCAGATTCTTGTAGCTGCTGAAGATTTGGGTGATCCGACCGACTCTGAAAACGGTTGGGATATTCACTTTAAGCGCACCAAGAATGGCCCAAACGTCTACAACGTCGAATACACTCTTCAAACTCTGAAGTGTCAAAAAGGTATTCGCCCTCTCTCCGATGAAGAGCAGGCAGTTGTAGCCGCTGCAACACCAATTGACGAACTACTTCCTCGTCCTACTCCCGACGCACAGAAGGAGCTTCTTGAGCGAATTATGGCTGGTGGAGCTGGTGCAGACGAGAATACCGATGAATCCATTGAGGACGAGTTCGACGTTGCATAATGAATATTCTATTCTCTGCCGATTGGCATATTAAGTTAGGTCAGAAAAACGTGCCCATTAACTGGGCGCGTGCTCGCTATGATACGTTCTTTCACCAGATTCATTTACTGGAAGAAGATGCAGATGTGCATATTATAGGCGGCGACCTGTTCGACAGAGTACCAACCATAGAGGAATTAGAATTATATTTTGCATTCGTAAAAAAGTGTGAGATTGAAACACTGATTTACGACGGTAATCACGAAGCTACGAAGAAGAATAAAACCTTCTTCACCGCTTTAAAGGAAGTTACAGCTTCTATTAACCCTAAAGTGAACGTAATTGATGAGGCATACGAGGACGAAAGAGGATTTAGCATTTTGCCTTATTGTGATTTACATAAGAAAAACTCGATAGAGATGCTAAACAAGGATTTTCCAGTATTCACGCACGTTCGTGGAGAAATTCCACCTCACGTCACTCCAGAGGTTAATTTAGATCGCTTTGATAAATTTCCAGTTGTTTTTGCGGGAGATCTGCACTCGCATTCCAACTGCCAGAGAAACATAGTATATCCTGGTAGTCCTATGACTACTAGTTTTCATCGGTCAAAGGTGGAAACGGGAGTGCTAATGATAACAGACGCGGACTGGGAATGGCGTTGGGAGAAGCTGGAACTTCCACAGTTACTCCGCAAAACCGTCTCAGACCCTTCCGAGATGACTACAGGTCTTTATGACCACGTAATCTACGAACTCGAAGGGGATCTGGGCGATCTTGCGAAAGTAAGCTCTACAGAGCTTCTCGATAAGAAAGTAGTAAGACGAAGTTCTGAAGCTACGCTAGTTCTTGACAAAGAATTGACAGTTGGAGAGGAGCTTGTAGAGTACCTTCTCTACGTGTTAGAGATACATGAAGATAAAATACCAGATATAGTAGGAATATTTAATGATTACGCTAAAAACCTTGAAGTGGAGTAATTGTTTCTCGTATGGAGAGGACAATGAACTTGATTTATCCTCCACTCGACTTACTCAAATCTTGGGTAGTAATGGTGTTGGTAAGTCTTCAATCCCTCTAATACTAGAAGAAGTGCTGTTTAACAAGAACTCGAAAGGGATTAAAAAAGCAGATATTCCGAATCGAGAGTTAAACGCTGGATACTCAATTTATATCTCTTTCTCAAAGGGACAAGATGAGTATGAAATTGACCTTCAAAGGAAATCTTCTTTGAAAGTAAAATTTCTAAAGAATGGGGAAGACATTGGTAGTCACACGGCTACCAATACCTATAAAACTATACAGGAAGTGCTTGGAATTGATTTCAAGACATTCTCTCAGGTTGTCTACCAGAATACGAACGCAAGTTTGAACTTTCTAACAGCGACCGACGCAAATCGAAAAAAGTTTCTCATCGACTTGCTTGGACTTGAGAAGTATGTAAACCTGTTTGAAATTTTTAAAGAAGCCTCAAGAGAGGTAGAACAAGAATTTTCAAATCTCGAAGGTCGTATATCCACCATTGAAAAATGGTTGGAAAATAATCGATTGACCGATACTACCCCACGAGAACTTGTAAATCTTCCGAAAATCTCGGAAGAAGATGAGGAACAAGCCAGCAGTCTGATGGCTGAAATTAAAAATATTTCATCGACGAATCGACAAATCTCACAAAATAATCAGTATAAAAAATTACTGAAAGAGATTGATATTAGCGAAATTAATGCAATTGACGCTACAGAAATACTTTCGTATGATGAATTGCAGTCCGAAGTCGGGGCTATAGCGGGATCAATCGGTCTCTCACAAAAAATCATCAAAAAGATGGAGAGTCTGGAAAATGTATGTCCTACGTGCGAACAACCCGTTGACGAAGATTTTAAAGAGAAACATATCTCGGAAGAGAAAGAAAAGATTAAAATCGGACAAGACAAACAAACTGATATCCAGAAGAAAATTGAAGAAATTCAAGAAAACAACAAGAAGTTTCGCCTAAAAACTGAGAGGCAAAAAGAGTGGGAAGATTTATATCGTTCGGTCGATAGTTCGATTCCTGCGGAACCAGTAGATGAAGAAACTCTTCGTCTGCGTCTTTCAGAAGTTCGAGCACGGCTTGAAGACCAAAAGTCTGAAATCGCTAAAATACAGAAGGAGAACGAAAGCCGTTCTGCTCACAATGCTCGAATTGAGGTTGTTACCGAGCAAACTACAGAGTTTGAGGAGCAACTTGCAGAACTTTCTGAAAGACACGCTGCTATTTCAAAGAAGCGTGGAAATCTTGAAATTCTCAAAAAAGCGTTCAGTACGAACGGACTGATAGCATACAAGATCGAAAATCTTGTGAAGGAACTGGAAGAATTAACAAGCGAATACCTCGCAGAACTTTCAGACGGTCGTTTTACTCTGAATTTTGCAGTCAACAATGATAAGTTGAATGTTGAAATTACAGATAACGGAAACATTATTGATATTCTCGCACTTTCGAGTGGAGAACTGGCACGAGTAAATACTGCTACTCTTCTAGCGATTCGTCGTCTAATGAGTAGTTTATCTTCGAGCCGTATCAATGTTCTGTTTCTTGACGAAGTAATGACTGTTCTCGACGAAGTAGGAAAAGAAAGGCTTGTAGAAGTTCTATTAGAAGAAGAACTCAATACTTATCTCGTGAATCACGGATGGTCTCATCCTCTTCTTGAGAAAGTAGAAGTTCAAAAGCAGTCAAATATAAGTAGGTTAGTAGCATAATGGTCGATTCAAGAGCAAAAGGTCAGAGAGGGGAATATCTTGTAAGAGATATGCTTCGTGATGCTACAGGTCTACAGTTTGAGAGAGTGCCCAGTTCGGGCGCTCTTTCTTACTTAAAAGGAGATCTTTACGTTCCAGATGCAAAGAATCTGTTTTGTATCGAAGTAAAAAACTATGAAAAGTCTCCTCTCACTGACAAGATTTTTACAAATAAAACAAACTACTTTTTACAGTGGTGGGACAAGATTGTAAAGCAAGCTGAGCTAAAGTTACAGCAACCTTTACTCTTTTTCAAATACTCACGGTCGAAAGTGTTTGTAGCAACTACAATTGAGCCGAAGAATTGCAAGTATATGTATATCAACTGGCTCGATTGTTATGTGCTGCTCGCAGAAGAGTGGTTACAACAAGAAAAAGTGGAGTTTGTAGGTGGTTAGTTTTAAAGAACAGATGATGGAGCCCAATAAGAATGTTCTTATTGTAGACGGAATGAATATTGCATTTCGCTGGAAACATCAGGGTAAGTTGGATTTCGAGTTTGATTATCTACGAACTGTTGAAAGTCTGGCACATTCCTATGAGTGCAGTAAGATTATTATTGCTGCCGATTGGGGAAACAGTAAGTGGCGAAAAGAAATCTGCCCAGATTACAAAGAAAACCGAAAAGAAAGGTACAAAGACCAGACTGAACAAGAAAAAGAAGAGATGGAGATGTTTTTTCAGGAATATGAAAGAACTCTTCGTACTCTTGGAGAAAAGTTTTTAGTGCTTCGCTACTATCAAGTTGAAGCAGACGATATTGCGGCGTATGTAGTTCGCCATCGAGAAAAACACGGTATTGAGGACATTTGGCTTATCTCAAGTGACCGAGACTGGGATCTTCTTGTCAATGACAATGTATCTCGATTCTCTACCGTAACTCGAAAAGAAACTACAGTGTTTAACTGGGAAGAATTTTTTGACTTTCCACGAGAAGAATATATTAGCTTCAAGGTTCTAACAGGCGATAAGGGTGACAACATAACTGGTATTCCAGGCATCGGACCCAAGCGCGCTACGGACTTGATTCACGAGTATGGAACTGCATTCGATATTTATGACAATATTCCGCTCGAAGGAAAGTATAAGTATATTCAAGCAATTAATGAAAGTGAAGATTTGATACTACAGAATTATCGAATGATGGATCTGCTCTCGTACTGCGAAGAAGCGATTGCATATCCTGGGCATAGTCTAGAAGAAATAGACGATCGTATTGAGGAATACAT